CTTAAGGTCAATAGCAGTAATGCTATTGGCAGGAATAGATACTGCTGATGCAATAGCCACTCCATTGAGTGCGAGTGTAAATGTACCTGCAGTTCCTGCAGTATTAGCAATAACAATATTACTTATTACTGTAGTTGTTGCAGATGGCACTGTGTAAAGAGTTGCCGATGATGTTGCAAAGGCTGCTCTTGCTAGTGCTTTAGTTGTTGTTGGCATTTATTGTTCCCTTTCTTAGAACGCACCCATGATGGTCATGAGTTCCAAATCAATTTCGTATCCATTGGCATCAAGTGTTGTGAACTGGTCTGAACGGAGTTTTGTAAATCCAACCAATGTTGTATTAGTCGAACCTGAGGCAATGGATGTTGAACCAAGGGTAGGTGCTGAGTATCCAGCGACAGTACCCCATGATGGTGTAGTTCCATCTGTTGTCAAGTACTTACCTGAGTTACCAGTCTGGGCTGGAAGTCCTGCATAGTATTCACTGAATGTAATTGCAGTAGTTCCAATAACAATAGGGTCTACTGTAGTCGAGTTAATAAATGACTTATCATGATTTACTGTACCGCCAGAGCAGAACAACTCATCACCATTTTTTACTTCACCTGATGGGCTGTTATCAGCATCAGTTGCACGAGTAAGGACCCAGTTAGTTGAGCCAGTACCAACAGTTGTAAGTGTGTAGATACCGTTCTCAGTTTGTGTTGTTTGATTCTTTACAAGTACACGAGCATTAAGAGCAGGACTTACTCCATCTGTGCTAAATGCTGCTTGTGCGCCAGAGTTGGTAAGGGTTGCACCTACACCTGAACTTCCGTTGCTATAGGTAGCAGTTAGATTTGCTGTAGTCGCTGCAACCACTGATTCGTGGTAGTTAATCTGGGTAACAACTGCATCAACATACTGCTTAGTAGCAAGACCAAGGTTTGTAGTTGGGTCAGCACTAGCCAGTCCACCGCTAAGGGTTAAACCAGTAATTGTTGAGTATGTAGTACCAGAGTCAATAGTTGTACTGCCAAGGGTAGGTGCTGAGTAAGTAGTGGTTGTTGCGATTTGAACCCAAGCACTTCCTGACCACACATACATATTGTTAAGAGTTGAGTTCCAGTAAATAGCACCAACAAGAAGTGTGTTGCCATCATTATCTACTGACGGAGGCGATGACTTGCTACCAAGGTAGCGGTCATCAAAGTTGTCGTAGGTTGTAGCAGCAGATGATGCACTTGTTGCAGCAGATGATGCTGATAATGTTGCAGATGATGCGCTAGTCAAAGCAGAAAGCGCTTCAACGGATGCTGAGTTAGCCGATGTAGCAGCCGATGCAGCACTTGTTGCAGCAGCAGTCTGACTGGTAAGCGCACTTGATGCGCTAGTAGCAGCAGATGTTGCAGAAGTTGCTGCTGCAGTTTGACTTGTTAAAGCGCTAGTGGCTGATGTTGCTGCAGAAGTAGCAGATGTAGAAGCCGAAGTTGCAGATGTCGCTGCAGCACTTGCGCTAGTAGCAGATGAAATTGCAGATGCTTCCGAACTACCTGCGCTAGTTGCAGCACTAGTAGCACTTGTTGCTGCAGCAGAAGCGCTATTAGCAGCGCTTGTTGCATAGCCAGCAATAGTTGCTACAGAAGCGGCAGCAGTTGTCGCACTTGCATCGGCACTGGTTGCGCTTGTAGCAGCAGCGGTTGCACTAGCAGCAGCGCTTGTAGCGCTAGTTGCCGCAGCCGTTGCACTATTAGATGCGCTTGTAGCAGAAGTGGCAGCGGCTGTAGCAGAGGCAGCAGCAGAGGTTGCTGAGGTAGCCGCTGCAGTTGCTGATGTAGCCGAAGCACTTGCAGAAGAAGCAGATGCTGTTGCGCTATTTGCTGCGCTTGTTGCTGATGTTGCAGCAGCAGTTGCACTGGCTGCAGCAGAAGCAGCACTTGTGGCTGCAGCAGTTGCTGAGCCAAGAATTGCATCTACATAATCTTTAGGAGTAGCAGAAGATGAAACCATTCCAGCAGATGACAAGCCAGTAAGTGTTACACCAGTCATATCAATAGTCTTGTTGGTAAGAGTCTGAACCGCTGTTGCAATAACTACTGTGCCAGTTGTATTAGGCAAAGTAATAATATTGTCTTGTGTTGGGTCAACTACTGTAAGAGTTGTTTCATGAGCATCGGCAGTTGCACCTTCAAAGACAATACTTGCATCTACACCAGCACCAGAGATGCTTGGGTTAGTAATTACTGGAGATGTAAGGGTCTTGTTAGTAAGTGTCTGTGTCTTAAGAGTACCAACGACTACACCTTCACCAGTGACAATACCGTGAACATGTGTCTGGTTAGCAAGGTCAAGGATTGTTTGGTCAATGTCATAACCGCGTGCAGCAATATGTGTTTCTGACTCACGGAAGTCACGACCTGATACACCGTGGCGAACAACTGCTCCTGCGGAGTGTGCTACGCCTTGGGTATTGTCAGAGCCACGAGTTACGCTAAGGGTTGTTCCACTACCAGCGGTAACGGTTACTACTTCTTCCTTAGATGTATCTGGGTCAACAATAAGTGTGTAAGGGTATGATGATGGAAAGCCAGAGACAGATGCAACAATGAACGCGGTGTTTGCTGCGCCTTGTGCCTGTGCTGGAATGGAACCTGATAACGCTGTTTCTACTGCAATCGAGGAGTAGTACCGCGCTGGGGAGCCTGGGTCGCCTGCTGCCATTTTTTAACCTATCTCTGGTAGTGGGAACGGATTGGGTGTTGACGGCGTTGGTTGTCCGCAACTTCGTTTAAACGCTGCTGGTAAATGCTGTACAAGTATCTGGAAGCGTTCTGTCCAGAACCTGTTGGTCGCACACCATCAAGGATGTCTGCAGATGCAGACTGTGGACCAAGGCGTGAAGGGTCCAAAAATGAAACCATACGGAAGGCTGCGCCATAGATGACTACATCTTCTGAGTATGAAGGCAAGCCTGTTGTTGTGTCATAGTCATCATTGCCATTGACAAGAAGCGTTGGGCGCTTGGAGTAGAACACATGCACTGTTTGTCCAGGCACAATGCCTGCATAAACGCTAATGCTACGAGCAGATGTAAATGCATCTGTATCTGCTGAGCGGTCTAGGTTGTAGGCACGAACTGGCATCCACTCTTTTGTTGGTCCTACTGTTGAGTAGGTAACGCTGAGTGCGTTCTGAAAATCTGCAGGCAACTGGTATGTAGTACGGGCTGCAATAAACTTAAAGTCTGTACTAGCAGTAGCAAATACCATTGGGTACATAGCATCAATAGTGTTGTTAATAGCCTTCTTAATCTCATTGCGTGGGAACAATGGCGATGCTGTTATCTTTGCGTTCTGAGCGTGAGTTGCTGGCGTAGTGCCACGCTGTCCACGACCCCATGGTGCAAGGGTAAGAGTGTTGGCTACATTGTCTGTATTGTTAACGAATACAATTTCATCGTCAATCTGTACATAACCACGACCGATACCTGTTGCATCGTACACAGATAGCGTTGTAGTTGTGCTAGTAGCACTCGTTGTAAGCCAAGTGCTTGGCTCAGTATTTTCTGTGTAGCCATGCAGCACCGCTTCAACGCGGTCTGCTAGTTCATTAAATGTTGAACTCATAGGTCAATACTCCTTAAGGCTACGACTCCTGATAATCCAGTGGTTCCTGCTAACTCATTACAGATGGCGTTGTAGTCTTTGTAGTCATCTGGTTGGCGAGTTGAATCAGCCTTGTAATTAAGAGCAGCAATAAGACCTAGACCAGATGTGCCAGCCCATGCGTTAGCAGCACCTTGTTCTACTTTGTATGCTGTCATTACTGGATATGTGCCACCGTTTGCAAGACGATTGAGTTCGTCTGCCAATGAACTTCCTGCTGCTCCTGTTGCCATTACTTAGCCTTTCGCTTCGCTGCTGCGTTGTCTACAAGGTTTGGATAGGGACGACCAGCCTTCTTTGCTGCTGCCTTAGCCTTAGTCTTTTGTGCCGATGTCAACGGGGTTGACTTCTTCTTAGGGTTTGGCTTATCCCAAAATGCTTTCTTCTTCACCACTTCACCTTGTCTGCCCAGAACGCCGCGCTCATCTTGCCTTTGGCAATGTTCTTGGCGTGGCGTGCTTTGAATGATGCTTGACGGGCTGATGGCTTTCTATCGCCAGTTACCCCTTGCTGACCAAAACGAATGGTCTTAACTTGACTGCCTTCTTTGGCAACCACAACATGTGACTTAGTTGGGTGAGAAGGAGTACGCTTTGGTTTATTAAAACCAGATACTCCCGCTCGTGCCAACCTTGGGTCTTTTTTACTTGGCACGCTTCTTAGCCTTGCCAGCCTGAGACAATGCAATAGCGATTGCCTGCTTGCGGTTCTTGACTACTGCTGCCTTCTTAGGACCCTTTGGGTCTTTGCCTGCATTAAGGGTTCCGCGTTTAAACTCACCCATTACCTTGGCAACCTTATCTTTCTTAGGAGTACTTTTCTTCATTCTTGTCATCCTTTTCTGCCATAGGTCCTTCTTCGCCAATGCGAACAATCTTGATGTTGTTATACAAGGCAATGTTCGCCTCTGCTGGAGCAGCGTTTAGTGCGCGACCACCTACACCGTAGGGGTTTACTGAGCCGTAGCATCCACATTTAATGCACATAATTAGTCCTCATCTTCATCTTCGTAGGGGTCGAACAGTGGTATATCGGTTGGGTTAATTGGCTTAGGAAGAATCCAATCAGGGTATGAATCTCTATCCATGATAAGTGTCATGC